ATGCTATATCAGCATTCGTATAATTTATTTTTGGTGTCTTGTTAAATAGTGATTTTGTTGCAACAAAAAACTTCCCATTCTCTGGATTCTGTCCAGCAAAAACTGCTGGAGCTCCATCCCATTTAACTGTAACATTCGTTGAACCTTTACCAACTCCATTCAACATATCTTTCAACGAATTTAAAAATCTAACTGATGTCTTTGCACCTGTCAATCCGTTATTAATTATCTCATCTTCAAGATGTTCTAAGTGAGTATTCTTATCTTCATTTAATAACTGTGCAAATGATATCATAGTTTGTCCAAACTCTCTAGCTTACATAACGGACATTCTTCATATGGAACAGACCGAAATGGACATATTTTATTATGATCTATCTCAGCATATCCACCCATTGAATGAAGTGCCGTACTATTCTTTTCTTTACGTTTCAGTTTATTGGCTGAATCTTGAAACAATTCTATAAGTTTCTTTTCTTTCATATTCTTCTATTATTTATATAAAATCTCTATAGTATTTATAATATTTAAACATTTAGCTATATTTTCCAATCACTAATAGCCGTTTTAACGTCTTTGTGTTGCTTCAAAAATGGTGAGTCTGATGACTTTTTCGTATCAGAACCACCATTAGCCAATACTGGTTGCTGTGATTGTGTAATACTTTCCAATCTCATACGATTCTTATTCATACCAAGCATAAATTTTGAATTAACTGTAGGATCACTATATCTATTCTTCAACTGTTTGAACATTAACTGCCCACCATTGTCCTCTTTTGCCACGATAGCTAACATAAGGTCTGCCGTAGCAGGTAACCCAAATGACTCGGATATATTTGAAAGATCCGGATCCGAACTCATAAATCCTTCACGATTTAATTGGGAACTTGTGATGACAGGAACATTACACTCGACTGCGAATCCACGAATCTCCTCTGCTATAGATTTAATATAAACATAAGTATTCATATTTGATGTCCACTTAACTCTACTGGAAGAACAAATATTTAGATAGTCTAATATAACAATCTGTGGTGCGAATCGTTTCTTGATCTTTAACTCTCTCAACAATCCACGAAAGTTTCCAACATGAGCTCCTGATGTTGGATACTCTTTGATAACTAATCTACCAAAATTTCTTGTAGAGTTCATCACCTTTTCAATCTTAGAATTGAATGATTCTCTTGGTAGATGTCTTATCTGGTCTAAGTCAATATCCAAAAGATTAGCATCAACTCTCTCAGCTATTCTCTCTTGTGCCATCTCCATTGTAATATATAAAACATCAAAGCCTTGTTTGATATATTGAGATGCCAAATGTGTCTTGACTAATGTTTTACCAGAACCAGTACCACCAAGAAATACTGTAAGAGTTTTTGGTGATATTCCTCCACCCGTAATCTTATCCAACATCTCAATCCCAAATGGATATCTCTGTTCTCTCTTATGATAATAATCCCATCTCTCGGATGCATCTTCAATATAGTTATGTCCAACACTTGTATCTAAAGATACTGCTAATGCATCAGTCAACATATCTGGTATTGCATCTTTTGGTTTCTTTGTATCTTTGCCTTCCAAGATTGCAATCGAATCTACAATACCATTATAGACAGCTGCATCTTTTGCCCACTTCTCTGTTTCATGCACCAACCATTCTGGGTCATCTGTTTTTGTTTTGCCCAAGCTCTGTAAAACTTCTGTACAACTCTTAAATAAATTCTCATTCAAGTCATCTCTGTCTGAAATAATATTTGCAAGTGCCGAAACTCCTGGTGCTTTGTTATATTCTTTTATATGATCTTGTATTTCTGAAAAGATTACTTTCTCTGGATGAGCTCTAAAGTATTCTTCTTTTAAAAACACACCAACCAAACTTGCATACTGTGAATCATATATTAAGTTCTCAAGTATTAATTGTTCTATTCTCATTGATTAATCATTCTCCCTTTGTGCAAAATAACTCTTGGATCATTCAATACTAATAAATTATTAAGTATCTTACCCAACTCTACTTTAAATTGATCTCTATTTTTATCTGTAATAACTCTGTTTAAATATTCTTGTTCTTCCCCATAACCATGATCTCTATAATTTCCACCAATGATTTCATATTCAAATGCTACATCACAACCAAGTGAATCATCTTTTGAATCCAATTCTACATTCTTAAAATAAAACTCTACACCTTTAAACTTCCCATCCGTTACCATAAATCTATATAACGGACTTGAGTTAAAACTAACAGCTGTCTTGTCTATCATTATAATCTCCTATAACATAATCGGACATCAAATACTTTTGAGCCATGATACTTTGTGTTTGTCCAATTGATACCACACCAATCAAACCATCCATCATTAATAAAAAACAATAAAACATATATTTCAATCTTCCATACTTTAAATTTTTATGCATTGTCTTAGAAAATACTGGTTCAACTTCTGGCACATCTTTTATTTTCATTTCTTCAATTGACTGACGTACTTGTTCAGGATCCTCATTTAAATAATCAGTATAAATTACTTTGCCTGTTTTAAAATCAATTTTCATTTAAAGACTTCCTTATCAGTCTACGTTTCTCATCTACATTAACTTCTAAAAACGGTTTATAATTATAACACAAAGTTTTTTGATCTCTCCATATAGGGTCAATCAATTTCTTATCCAACATCTTAGTAAACCCTAGAATAATATCCAAGACTGTAAAAGTTTCTAAAGAAATATCTTCTCCCAACAAGAGCTTTAATATTGGAGGATGATTAATACCATCACATTCAAACAACTCATTAAATTTTAAATCATACTCCTTCATATACTCAACAACTACTTTCATATTTCGTTGAAGATGAAGTGAAAAGCTTTCCATTTTATTCTTATAATCAATGAAGTAATCATCTAAGAACTCTGTTGGATACATCTTACCTCTTGTTATCTGTGATAAATAATAATATATCAAATCTAATTCAACCACATATTTCTTACCAAGTGATGTAAAGAATCCACGTTGCCAAGAGAACCCTGTTTGGTTCTCAAACTTAGCAAAGTATTTCTCCATTGATGCAATCGTACCCCATGATGCGTTTCCATAATACTTGAAGTAATCATACGAACCAGTAAAATGCAAATACATAGCCTGATACGTTTTCCATGCTTTAAAAGTTCTATTTGTTTCTGCTACTTTTTGTTTGGGAAATGTAATCATTCAGATGACCCATATGAAAATTCTTTCTTAGCTGCCACTTCAAGTTTCTCCATAACATCTTTAGTAAAATACTTCTCAGGATCATTCACAATAGTTTTCTCGAATGCTTTACCAGCTGGTGTTTCAAATCTGGTTGACACTTTCTTGAATATATCATACTTCTCTGCAAGTTCTACCAAACCATAATACTTATCCAACCCTGTCTTATAATCCAATTTAGTTTCTGCTATTGATTCTTCTTTTGTCATTCTCCCTTTAACCAATTTCATCTTGACAATGTTCCCCAATACAGCAGTCCCATCTTTGACTTTTCGTTTACCAAGAGTTACAATAACAGAAGCTGCATACTTGATTCCACCACCACCAGAAATCTCTTTCGTTGGAAACATACTCCCCACTTTATCATAAGTATGGTTTGTAATGATTAATGGCATATTGGCCTTTGCAAGTTTCAACGCAAGAGTTCTGAATGCTGAACGAACAGCTGGAGCTCTAGTCATATCTCTTTTATCAGAACCACTTGCAGAATCTTCCATCTCTTTTCTTGTGGATAAATTACCAAGTGAATCAAGAAACATCATAACTTGATATTCACTATTCATGTTATCAATTATCTTGATTGCTTGTGTCTTAAATTCTTCTACTGTTGCTACTGGTATTACAATAAAACGATTAGGATCAATACCACGTTCTTTAATCATATCAGATGTCAATGCACCTTCTGATTCAAAGTACACAATCACATTTGTTTTATCTTGTTCCAGATAATTCTTAGCTATACTTAATGCAAAGAATGTTTTACCTACTGCTTCTGAACCAGCTAAACAAGTTATCTTGTTGGATGGAACTCCACCATATAATGAACCAGACAATAGTGCATTTAAACTATATGATCCAGTATCAACAAAAGTAGAACAATCACCAACAATCCCAGCGGATACCACGCTTGCAAAATCATTTTCAGTCACCTTTATTAAATGTTTAACAATGTCTTTTGTTGCCATAATCAACTCCTTAAAAAAAAGATTCTAAACTACCCTGCTTCTCTGTTTTCCAACCAATAACATCTAGTATATTTTTAATTGGTTGAAGAAAAGATTTATCAAATTGTAAATCATAATCAATATACTTCTCTAAATCAAATTCTTTTGGAAGGTGTGTCGAAACAGAAATCACATTCTCTTGTAATGTATTTGGTTCTTTCAAATATGAGAACTTAATCTTCTCACCTTCACGAATAGATTGATACTTCTTCGTCAGCTTGTGTTTTCTCAACAGATGATTAAATAATAGAACACCCCTCACATGAATTGGTGTGCCTTTATTATATATA